GCATCAGCAAGATAACCTTGTTCAACAATCTTTGCCTGCCACGGTTCAAGTTTTGCTTCAAGCGCTATACCTTTCAGCACACCTTGATCGTAGTTTAGGCTCTGCGCCCAATCAGGTGGTGCATCAAGTTCATACCCGTCTGCTGACTCAGGTACACCACGCTCAGTATAGTATCGTGCCACATCATCAGGGTTCTCCATGTCGGGAGGAATGATACCCTTCTTCCCAATCATGCTCTCCATTTCAGTGTAGCTTTTAAAGAAACCGTCTGCGTCTTTAAACTTCTCCGCTGAAGCATGAGCCTGATTCTCTTCTGACAAGCCCTCTCGAAATGTGGGTATAGCTGTCTCTACTGTTTCCGCAACAGTCTCTTCTACTGATTGTGCTTCTACTACCTGCTCTACTACTGCTTCATCTGCCATAATATTTTGTCCTCTTCAGTTTAAAGTTCAGGATATTTATATCCCATTTGATTTTCTGGACGGTCTTTACCCCAATCAGCTCCTCTTTGTGTCCTCTCGCTCCAATCAAGCGGTTCGTGTGGATCGGGCATGCCGGACTTCCATGCTGCTTGGTTGTGCGGTGCTATGTGAACCCCCGGAGCCTTTTGGGAATCAATAATATCCTGTATGTGGCTAACAGGTTTCGCCTTTTTCTTTCCGTACCTCTTATCCGGCGTACCATCCTTATTCAATCTCTGCTTCTTTGCCATCCTCGTCCCCCTATTGTAAAAACTTCCCATCAAGCAATTGTTCCCGGCAATATACCAAAAACGCTTTTGGGTTTGCGCCCTCTGCCAAAACGTCTATCAAGCACACCGTTCTTCGTGCGCCTTCTGCTACCGCCAAATTACTAAGCGGCAATGGAAACTTATAACCCGTAAACTGCTTTAGAATCCTAAGCACTTCTTTGCCATCATCTGTAGAAAATAGACGCTCAAAGACTTCTTTGTTATTAAGCAACCGCTGTTGGTCTTCCGTGAATTCGCCCATTATGCCTGTACCGCCGTAAAGTTTTTAGCTGCCTGAGAAGCATCTTTAGCCGTAGATGCACTTGATGCGTCAATAGCTTGTTGCTCCTGTTGTTCCTGCCTTCTGGCTTCTGCTTCAACGGCTTCCATTGCTGTCTTGTCGTCATTCAATATTGTTCGGTCTGCATTGGTAGATTCAAAAACAGCATCAAGCCCACGCCAAGCGTTTATCTTGTGTCTTGCTGTTGGGTCAAGCCCGATAAAGGGTTCAGCCATAGCGATAGCATTTTGCATCGCCCTCATATCGTTCTGCTTCTGAGCCGCAGCTAAATAGCTAGTGAAATTAATCTCAAATGGAACCTGCCCTGTTTCGCTGTACATCACATCGGGGATATCCGGCAGTCTCCCTGCATTCCATAACTTCTGCATTACAACAGTTACATTAGACTTCAAAACATTCTTCTGCCGATAGACAGCAGGGCCAAGTATCGTCATCTGCTCATTAGCAATCTTGATTGCCTCAGTAGCGGTTAGTTCTTTAGTGATATTCTTAAACGCCAGAAATACGCTATAAAACATATGCTCTCTAAGGTTCTCAATGCGCTTGCCCATCATGTATTCGCTGGCTTGCAAATTCCCATCACCGCCAATAGCGAAAAACTGGTCACGGCTCATGTTCTTGCTATTATACGTATTTGCAGCCATTGGGTTGACGTTAAGTGGTTCAATGAAAGCATCATGCGGAAAAGCGTATGCTGGTTGAACCCTCTGCATGGCTGACACTAACTCAGTTTTACCCATTACCTGCAAGTACCTTGCGTCCATCATGGCCTTCATAGCGGGACTATAGCCATATGGAGTCGTGGGTCTGTCATAAAAGCGATGGGAAAAGGCTGGCATGGTGGGGTAGCCACTTTCCTGAACTAACGTCTGCTCTTTCTCATCGTACCAGTTTGCCATAATCGGCATACTTGCATTGTCGGTCTTATTTGGATTGCGGTTATACCGCTTACCAATGAAGAGAAAGAACGGATGCCGCTTAGTGGTAAAAAGCTTACTATCGTATTCCCGCTTTATATCTTGTGATACTTTCTCTCTACCAAAGCGATCTACTGCCTGCTGTGCTGTAAACAAAAACTCACAATAGTAACCATTTACACGCTTGCGACCATCATCAGTGATAAAGCATTGCTTAATCGGCATATTAGTGAAGCGCACGATATCTTCCGTGTCGTCTTCGATTATCATGTTGGCTGTGCCGAATATTGACGTTTCTTTATAGAAGGCAAGATTTTGGTCGTAGAAGTTGCTCTTATCGTAGGTGTGCCATAATTCTTCCTCTGCTTGCTTATACCAATCCTTCACTTCGTTGAGATTGTTAATTTTGGGGTCGGCATGGAAAAAGTCAAGCCAATGACCGTGAACAGGTGTCATGTAGTTTGAGAAGCCAGCAGGCAGAACATCTGCTACCAAGAGTGGTGTTGAGTCGAATAGTTTGCCGAAATCAAGTTCCTGTCCGGGGTCTTCATAGTCTTCATTGATATCTTCTGACTCAATGTAGAACATATCCTTTGTAGACTGCAAGACATTATCCCACGACTCACGCTCTGTCTTCAAACGCTTCTTATTATCGCATCGTTCCTTCGCTGTCATATCAGCCATATTATTAGCCTAATGTAGTTTTCAATGGTTGCGTTCCAGCACCGCCAGAAGGAGTTGTAAACATCGTCTTGCCTCCTCCTCCAGCTTTAGCCGCTCTAAAAGCGGCCGCTTTTTTATCTGCCTTTCTGGCTGCTCTCTTTGCTAGTTCGCCTTCACTTGCAGGTTCTTTTGCTGTGGCAGCCTGCACTCCTGCTGATGCCGCAGACATCATCCCACCACCTACAAGCTGACCTGCTCCAGATAGTTGTGTGCCAGCAGCAGTAGTAGTTGTCATCGCACTAGTAAAACCTCCAACAGCGGCTTGCGCTCCACTTGCAATAGCACTCCCAACTGTGCCAGCAGCACCACCAACAGCACTAGCAGCACCAGCAACACCAGCGCCAGCAGTCTGAGCCGCCGCAGCAGTTCCAGCAATAATAGCAGATGTAATTGCACCCATACTTAACTCCTTTTTAAGAAGAAGATTGTCATGTCGTCTTTTATGGTAAGTTTCTTAAAGCCAATACGCCTACAAATAATATGCGAATGTGTGTCGCTGGTAGGATATGCACAAAAAATCATGTCAGTATACTTTTCAAACAATTCATTTCTAACATTTTTAGCAGCAATAATAGCGAAGAACAGTCCTATGCCATCATTACAACCATCAATAAAATAGGCATTGTCCACATTAAGAGCATATACAAATCCTTTGGCGGTATCATTGTGCCCTTTATAACCAAAGACAAAGTGCTTCTCAAGTATTCCCAGCGATTCTTCTACTGTCTGCTCTGGATGATACTTGCTTAGCGATTCCGCAAGCTCACCAATGTCTGTTATCTCGCACAATGTATATTTGCTTTGCATGCTAATTATCTGTCTACCATATATATTTTAGTTTGTCAAGTAAATAATTCACACATGCTAAATAAAGTTGTATGGGTTTATCGGTTTCATCGTTCTTGGTTGTCTTGCCCTCGTTGTTTCAACGTGTATTGCAGGATCATCTACCATTGAACACGCCATCATAACAGCGTCAAAATGATCTGGTGAGCGTGGCAGTTTCTCCTTCGGAACTAGTTGTTTAATCTCGTTTGCGCCTTCGCTAAACTTTATAAGTTGCATATCTGGAATAATATCAGCGTGTAATCGTAGCCTGTTATCTTCAATAAGCATCTTCATTTTAAACGTATCTTCTGTACGCTGATTGGCGTACCTCGTCTTATCGTAGGTTTTATTCTTACCGCCCCGATATCCAACACAATCTATGCCACTGCTTCTTATTGTGTCCACCATTGGCCCACCAAGGCCGTCAGCATCAACAATCATAATAGATGGCTTGTGTTTGCCTTTTAGGTTTAGAATGCGTCCTATAGACTTGGTTGTGTCTCTCTCTCTCCAGCTCTCGTAATATTCTTCTTCCCAATGGTTCGGGCCAACCTGCCTGAGAAATGCGACTACACAATTATCTCCACCCCTTGCAACATCAACCCCCATGATAAGACCATCGTAATTAACTTTGGTATAAAAGAAGTCAACGTTCAGGGATGTCTGGATATTTTCAGACGTAAACACCATGTCCACATCATCGAAAGCATCAAACTTATTGAGAATCATTCTCCGAAAGTGATTAGGTGCGTCAATCTCTTGCGTCTGCCAATCCAGCAGGGTTTCTCTCGGCAGGTTCTCAGCGTTTAACCACGAATTAGCAGTCCAGCATTCGTACTTCTGCTCTAGTTCGTCACCGTTCTCGTCCACAATAACAATGGCTCTTGAATAATATACTTCGTCTGTACTAACTACTTTGCCAAGGACTGTCTTTTCAACGCTCCAATCCTTAGTAAACGTAGCGTTCTTGATGAACATATCGTAGACCCAATCCATGCCATTTGAGTTGCATATCATGGCTATCTGATTGGTCTGTGTACCCTTGCGTCTCAGTCGGTCACGGCCCCACGTGAATACAATGTTGTTCTCATACTCTTCACCCTGCTCAATGCCTATGAATCCTAGATTGACGTTCTTCAGCACAGCAAGGTCATTTTCGTTACCATGCCTAAACATCAGCACTGAACCGTTTGGAAACGTGTAGTTATTCTTTCCGTCTAGTTTTACTCCGAAGTATGTGCCAAAGTCACGGATGGTAGAATCTTGCAGGTCGGTGAACTCTTTGCGGATAATGAGTCCGAGATTATTCTTATTATTCTCACAAGCCTTCCACGCCTTCACAAGAAGCATTAAAGTCTTACCAAGTCCAACTCCGGTAATAGCGCAGCAGAAGCGGGACTTGCTCTTAATAAACTCACCCTGAAGATCTGATAGATTGAACTCTGGTTGGTCAGCCATAATTACATACGCTGCAATGCGGAAGTGTACCGCTGTGCGCCCTATAATGGTTTCCGTTCACAATCGGGTCTATAGTGCTTCCAATATCAATGAACGTACAGTCTTGTCGTTTCTGCCACCACTCACAAACAAGTATGCGAGACATCGGCCCACCTGAGATTAGCACGATATCTCCTGCTTCAAACTCTTTGTAATCATCTTTTACATCATCATATTGGTCAAAAGCGTTCTTGCCCGTATAGTATTTTAGTTTTACACACTCACCAAATTTTGGCAGTAGGTCTGCGAATTTCTTCCAATGCCCATTGTTGACAAGGCAGACCGCCAGAGGAGAGTTTTGGTTCCAAGACATTTCAAAAAAACTATTATAGTGCTGGTGGTAACACTCAGGACAAGGATGTCCCTTAATATAGTCATCCGCTTCATACGATATAGCATCATAAAGTTTATCTCGTAATTTAGGCGTTACATCCTGTGTTCCACGTGAAACAATCTTCATTCTTCCAGTGATAGCACCCATCTCCCCGTCATTAAAACGAGCGAATGCAAATGGTTCGCTATGCAACATCTTTCCTGTAATTAGTTCGTAGTCACTAACTATATTCACTAAGAATCGCCTCTCCCTCTTTGGTGATCTCGCCTTCCCTGTATGCCCCCACGTACCAATCCTCTACTGCAAAGTAAGCATCTGGGTTCTTGTCCGTTCCCTCTAACTCAAATTGCCATGGACTTTTATCCTTCTTTAGCACTGACTGCAAAAACTCTTTCTTCCAAAATGAAGGCTGTAGAGAGAGAACGTATCTGCCACGATTGTCTATCTTGTACAGATTATCCTCTACATGATTGAGTATTGTGAGTCCACACTTATAGTTCACCCTTAGAGAATCTGCTTCTAAAGAAAGAAACAGGCCGAAATACTTGCGAATATCAATCTCTTTGGTTATCCAGGAATCCTCAAGCATGTAGAATATTGGTTTGTCAGGCAACATGCTTAGCGCACGAAGTAATCTATCACTCCACGCACCTTTGCCAGTTTTGATCTGCCTACCATATGAGCGACTTACATCACGTTCCTCGTTAACAAAGTAAACATCGCAATCGCTATCTGTCCAATACTTATCAAAGCATTTAAAGAATGGCTCCCAGCAGGCTTTATAAGCATCACACGTATGGATCAGCACTGAATAATCAGACATATTGCATTATTTCCTCTGGCTTGCAGTCATAGTTCGGGCTTTCAATAAACTTACACTCTGTACCCGCTGTATTCTCATCTACAGCATGCCGTTGCTTCTCATGACCCCACATAACGGTTCGTGTGCCTATAAGATTGCTTAGAATGGGAATGGCAGACTGTGAACCAACACAGCATCTTGCTCTACGCAAGGCTTCAATTGTTAGCCCCACCACGCTTGCTTCGCCTTCTACGTGATCTTCTAAGAATATATCGCCAGTATATGCGCTACACAACCGTACTCCTGCTGATATAACGCAGTACTTAGCAT